GTGTACCAGGCGGACGACCGAATCCAGCACCGCCGCCTCCTGCGCGCCCGCCAGCGGCGCACCCGCCAGCATCAATACCGCTCCGGCACCCGCCCACTTCAATACCGCGACTTTCTCACTCATGCCTAATGCTCAAAGATTACGACGTTATATCGTAACAATGCTGTCCGTTTGGCTTGGCGCTGTCAATGGAACGATTCGCATCTGCTTCGCCACGAATGGCCGGTTCCTCGATTGCTGCGTTCACCCTCCTTACTCCGATGGCGCAGCTATGCGACAATGCGCGCCTTTCGCTCGGCCGCAATCCCCGCATTCGTTCTCGACAGCCAGCATCCGTCGCTGTCGTACTCCTCAGCATTGCAGGATCACCAGCTCCCCTTCCGGAGCGAGCTGGAACGCCGAGTATTGCTGCCGGATCGGTCCCGGCCCGTTACACGTCGCATTCATTGATAGGTAAGCCCTTGATCTCCACCGCCAATATCACCATGCAGTTCTAATGGGGGTTTTGGCGGGGTAAGCTTCACGTATTTACTGGGCTGCAAGCCCTCACGGGACCACGAAAAACCGTACTCTGCCCCAAAAAATGCCCCAAGATTTGGCCCAACTCAGCAGCGCATAGCGGAGCTCAGATGCCCGTCCGAATCATCGTCTGCGGAGGCCGCGACTACGCCGACCGCGCCCGCGTTTTCGAAGTGCTCGACCACATCCTGCTCACTCGTGGCATCAGCGAGATCATCCAGGGCGAGTGCCCAACCGGCGCCGACCGTTTTGCCAGAGAGTGGGCGTTAAACCGGGGCGTCCCCTGCTCCGATCGGTTTATAGCGCGCTGGTGGGATCTCGACATGCCTGGCGCCCTGATCAAGGTCAACCGCTACGGCAAGAGATACGTCGCCAATGCGGGCCCGATTCGAAACCGGCAGATGCTGGAAACGAAGCCAGACGGTGTCGTGGCATTCCCCGGCCACAAAGGCACTGCCGATATGTGCCGCGCAACACAGGAGGCCGGAGTCCCGGTCTACCGTCCTCGCCCGTCCGGGCAAATCTAATTCCCCTTCGTTACTTCCCTCGCCCACTCCTGCAGCGCGGTCAGTTTGACGGCGCAGGCGTCGGCGTCTCCGGTGATGCCGACAATACGTCGAGCATCCTCTTCGTGAATGTCGGCTCGCTGGCTTCCATCATCCACGCGGCCGGCGCCGGTGGAGGCGGACACGCCACTTGCTGCGGCTGGACAACTGGCGCGGACTGACAGCCGGCGAGAGCCATCAGCGACAGCAGCAGACAGCCGCTCAATTTCTTGCTGTGCATGGCGCAGCTCTCCGTATCGTTGTTGGTCGTTTGCGGCCAGGCGGCCTTCCAGATCCTGCCGCTCGGCCTGCTGCTTGAGGATCACCGCGGCATTTGCCTCGGCTACTTGGCGCAGGAATGTCTCGTGAGCCTGCGCCTGATCCGCCAAGCGCTTGCCGTAGGCGTTTCCATGCCACTGCCACGCCCCGGCAGCCGAAAGCGCCATCAGCGCGAGCACAGCGGCAGCCAAGGCGATCAGCTTGTACTGCTTGAGCAGGGCGATCATCGCATCACCTCACGCACTGCAGCGGCGAATCGAGCCGGCCAGCGCTCTGGATGAGGTTTTCCTGGCCTCCAGCACCGTTCATACAGCGCCCAGCCGCCAGCGGCGTCATGCTCGCCTGGCAGAGGCTTCGGGTCAGTCCAGAGCAGCAGCCGGCCGAAGGCGAACGCCAGCACGTCATCACGCTCAAGAGCAGCCCACACAGCAGCCGGCTCCGGCGCAACACCTCGAGCAGCACACACTCTGCGGGCATGGTCACGACTCGACGGGTGATTCAGCACGCCGCGCACGCCGCCGCCCTGCTCGAACTGCAGTAGCCCGCGGGCCGGTCCGGTCGGCCACTGGCGGCGCCGCTGCTCAGGGTCTTCCTGCTGCGTGATAGCCAGCAGCATAATCTCAGCCTCTCGGCTCGACATCCGCGCAGGCAGCAGCGCAAGAGCGGGCGCTATGGCTCGCTCCCGTATTTCAGAGAGGGTCATGATTTTCTTCCAGGCAGAAAGAAGCCCCGACTGGCGGGGCTGCAATTTAGGACGCTACGAACTTATAAACAGTTGCATCCGTGCTAAGCGCACCGGAAACAGTGAATCCAGTAGCGGTAAGCGTTACCCCGGCGAGGCTAAAGTCAGCGTGTGCCATCGCTGAAGTTGTCCCGTAGAAAAACTGTACCGACTTCGGGGGGAATGGCGTTTCAATGTTGAGTGATGCTCCGGTTCCCGTGTAACCATAGCTGTATGTACCCTGCTCGGCAGCTTGGCCTGCGACGAGATTGTGTTTGAGGAAATTCCCACCGGAAATCACAAGTCCGCTCAGGTCGTGCTGAGCAACCGAAATACCACCTACACGGCGAACCGGAATGAATTTTGTACCGGGCGTCGTGTTCTTCAATACTCCCGAAATCTTTACTCCGTCGAATGCTGCAGTCGTCAGCGTTACAACGGCGCCATTAGTCGAGGCAGTCGGTCGGTTTCCGTTCAGGGTAATATCGATATTGCTACCCCCGCCTTGCAGTAGCGCAAACTCTCGGACTAGGTTTTTGTAGGTAGCGTCGACTTTTAGGCCGTTGCACGGACCGGAACAGATGATGCCGTACTCAATAGAGCGCGCAGCGTAAGCTGTACCGCCTGCATTAGTAAATGCCTCCATTCCGGCAAAGTTGCCGTATATCTGCACGTTATCAATGCCAGTAACAGCGAATAGCGTAGTGCCTCCGGCGTTTGAGCCCATGTAGTTGAAGTTATTTCCAGAGAACACCACGTCGCGCATATAGCCGTCCCACATCTTGGCCTTCGCGTCGCCGAGGTTTCCGCTGATCAGGAATCCGCGCACGTTAGATGCGTTGTTTCCCTTATTGATGACTAGTGGACCGTATACCTCGTGCATCCGGTTTCCGCTGATGTTGTAGCTGCGGAAGCCTGTCTGGTATTGCGCGAAGTCAGCGGAGGTCGGAACGAAGTCCGCTTCGAGTGGCGGCGTGATCTCAAGCACGCCTTCAGACACATACGTTACATCGCTGTCCTTGATCTTGACGCCTCGGCCTTTAGAGACGACGAGCTTGCCGCACATACCGACGAAGCTGTTCTCGATATCAAGATCGAAGTCAGCGGTCCCGGTGGTGCGATCGTCAGCGAACAACACATGTCCGGAGTCAAAAGTACCGAGTACTGGACCAATCCACCCGCCACGCTCAAGGTGGACATATTCAGCCTGAACACTGATTGATTTTGTCGGATGCAGGAATTCCACGCGTGCCGAATACTTGCCATCACCAACTATGTGAGTTCCGTCTCGAACAATATTCACAGTTCCGTCATGGGTCAGGCCGCAATTGATACGGCAGGTCTCGAACGTGCCAAGGCTAGCTAGAAGGGCGTTCGTTGCGGCTGTGGCATCCACACCAGGCAGTGCGCCGAAATCGTATGAACACGGAATCTGCGTTTGTCGAATCCACCGACCAGCACCAGAACCGACCACGGTTCCGTCGTTATCTGCGGCAACGCTCGATGCGTCCCACCGCCAAGGGCCAGAACCATACCCCGGCTGCGTATGACCAAGAAGGAAGGCTTGATCACCGTCGTAGCGCCCAACAGTTGTCCGAAGATCGGCAATTGTCGGAATTGAGCGGTAAGAGCGGCCGACAACTGCTACATCAACTAAATATGGCGTCCCGTTCGCCAGCTCCTGCCGCAGCACGGCATCCCCCAGCAGCACAAGACTGGTCGAGTCGGTCGCCCAGGTGCCGGTCAGCGTCAGCGGAAGCGTGGCCGATGCGTTCGGGCGATACAGGCCGGCAGTCGTGCCGGTAGTGGCCGCATCGACAGCAACGTACTCGTTCCGCTCTGCCAGCACGACGCCTGCCGCATAGTCGCCCTTGCTGACATAGCCGGACGACACCAGAAACGCTTGGAACCGGCTTTCCTTGTCCGCCTGGCTCAGCGTGAAAGCGGTTTCCCGGCCTTCCTGCGAAGTGTCAAAATCGTTCTCCATCCCCGCCCACGACTGGCGCAGAATGCCTTTGCGGTCGGCATAGAACGGATCGGCGCCGTTGACCAGCTTGTCGAGGTTTTCGGCGTTGTCGTACAGGTCGCGCGGGTCCGTGCTTGGCACGTTGTTGCCGGTATTGAAAGTCATGCGTTTACTCCAGGCGTGCAAATCCGCACGGCGTCCTTGCGGGCCGTGTCCGGTATGTGGTGTTGGCTAGTTGTTAGGCGTCAGCGGGGGCTGTTGCGTTGTCGTACTGGTATATTTCGGGCGCGTAATTAACCGCCTCGACGGTTGCTCCATCTGTGCCACTCGGGTTGATGGACGTGATCAGCGCCGGATAGCTCCAGCGGTTGATCGGGCCAAACAGCAGGTGCGGCGGCTCGATGCTCCAGCTTGTGTCGGGCTCGAAGTCGAGGCCAGCGATCGACAGCCGATAGTCGTCGATGCGCGTTGCGGCGTATGGACCGGATAGCGTCCCATCTGGCCGGCGAATCCCGACCACATGCGCGCCACCGGCCGACCAGTCGAACGGCTCGGATGACTCGATGATGCCGTTGTCGTAGCTGAGCATGAGCGCGCTCTGGCCGTAGCCCGGAACGTCGTCGGCCACATGGCAGAACGACATAAACCCCGAATTAAGCGCATCAAGCTCAGTCGACCAGCGATATGACCAGCGCCGGTATTTGTGCGCCATTCTCTGACGCATGCCGAGACGCCAAGCGCGCGTCCTGCTAGTAATGCCCTCTGCCGTAAGCTTCTCGACCTTGCGCCCGATATCGCCCGGCAGGCGGCACTCGACGGTCTCCACCGCCCAGGTGTTTTCGTCGACGTATTCCACATCCACGCCGTCGAAGTCGTCCGGGCCTACGGCGGAGAAGTCGCGCTCCAGCTCTTCGGTCATGTTCTGTGGCGTGTACATGTCAGTTTTAGGCGCGAAGGTCTGTTCCGGCGCGTCGCGGATCTCGTCACGGGCAGCGGACAGGCGCCCGCGCTCGATAGTCAGGTCGGCAAAGCCGGCTTTTAGGGCATGACCGATGATCTGCTTGACCGTGGACGCGGACTCGTAGGCCATGTCAAAGCGGTCGCCGCGCTGCGCCCATAGGGCTCCGAGGCGATCCAGTTCGGCGAAATCCAGGTCGTCATCGGTATAGCCGATGGATCGTGCAACGTAGGCCACGAACGGCACGATATCGCGCGTCGGCGTCTCGACATCCCATGCGCCGTCACCTGTTCGAACAGGCAGAACGCGCGTGACCTCAGCGGAAATCAGCTGCTCTGACTGTGCGGCCAAGCGGTTGCCGCCCTTGACGCGCACGGCCATCACCGTGACGCCCTCGTATGCGGTCGGCGCCTGCAACTTGGCGCGCAGCCCGTACCACTCGACGCCATCGATGATCTGCGTGCTGTCAGATTTCGCGCCGATGCGCCTCAGCCGCGCTTCGGGGCGCATCATGCTCGGCAGCGTCAGCGATTCGGTGTATCCGAGCTGATCGACCTGCGCGCCTCTGTAGGTTTTCCTGACCGACGTCCAGGCACCCGCTACCGCAGCGTCGCGGTACTGCATCTCAACGGTCACGGATATCGAGTATTTGCGCCCCTTTTTGTCGACGCCGCACAGGCCGCCGGGGAACATCACGTCCCACTCGATATGGCTGGCCACCTCGTTCGGCGGGCAGGCCATGAACGGCCCGGTCCAGTCGCCTTCCTGTGTGGATGCGTCAAGCGTGATCACTGCATCAGCGCTATTGAAGTCATCGAATCCCGGCCATGCGACCGGATCAGGCGCGCCGGCATCGGTCAGTCGCTCAACCGAGATGGCCGACGTGCCGGCCGCGACGATGCGATAGCGCAGGCCGGCATAGCCCACGCTCAGGCTCGCAGTCCCGGCTGGCAGTGCGGTCACGGGTGCGCCGTTTGTGTAGCTCAGCGTGATTTGATCCGGCGTGCCGGGCGTGTAGCTGTGCACCACGAACGAGCCCGCATAGTCGCCAGCCACCTCAATGACCATGCCCGCAAACGGCGCCATCCAAGCGAAGCTGCCTTCGATGATGTCTCGATCCGCCCCGCCGTCGATGACGGTAAAGGGTCTCGGCGCCTCGATGCGGGCGATCATGCCAGGCGCCCATCCGGCCGGGAACGAGCCTGCACCGGACGGAATGGTGATGGTGTCGCCGCTGAAAATGTAGCTGGTGGCCGTAGGTTCTGGGTCGACGGCGTAGGTTGCCGTCAACTCGAGGCCTGCGGAGCCGGTCGAGGTTGCGCCCACTTCGTCAGCCGAGTGCCACCACTCTGCGGCGCTCTCGCCCGCCAGCGATTGGCCGGGCTGGTAGATCGAATATTCCGCATCGCTGCCGAGGGAAATCAGCGGAGTATCGCCGACCAGGATGCGGCTGGCCGGGATTTCGAATTTGCCCTTGCCGATGCACAGCAACATTTCCACCCACTGATCGCGCGGGGCCGAGAAGAAGCGATGCGGCGGCAACAGGTAATCGGGGTACACACGCCGCTTGCCTGCAACCTCTCGAATTGGGTCGTTGATTCGGACCTTGTTGCCCTTGGCCGAGGCCTCGTTGAGCGCATCGCCGCGCCCCACTCCGCCGCCGCCTTTCGTCTGCGGCTTGGGCATCATCGAGACGACGAGCACCGCGGCCGCCACTGCGACGGCCGCATAGACGAGCATCGCGGTCGCGCTGATCGGCTCTTTCGGCTCAGGCGTGATATCCACCACATCGTCCGGCGCGATGACGAAGCTATCCCACTCCCCGGACGGCACCAGGGCGCCATTCACCTCGAAGCTGATCGGGTGAACGTCGCGCTCGCTGTATGACGGGACGTTCGCGCGCAGCCAGGCGCCGATGGTCATCGCCGAGCCGATGTGATGCGTCTCCAGCGGCTCACCTTGGAGCTTGGACGGATAAATCCGAATCATGGTTTTTCCCTGTAGTAGACGACCCGTGCGAAGCGGGATTCGAACCTGGCCACGGTCGACCAGCTCGGGCCTGTCTTGCTGCCGGTGTCGAGCACGGCCAGGCGCCCGTCAATCTCGACAACGATGGCGATATGCACGCAGATGCGCCCGCGCCAGACTGTGGCGATAGCACCAGGCCCAGGCCGGCACTCTTCGAACTCTGTCGCCGCCTGCTTGACGCAGCGCGTGAACTCGGCGGGCATGGTGTTGCGGACATGGCCGAACGACGGCAGATCGGACTTGCCGAACACCTCCTGTCGAACCAGCCGCGCCAGGCCGTAACAATCCACGAACGGCAGTTCGCGCCCGCCGTCCCGATATGAGGAGGCGAGGTATTTGGCGAGCCAGGTCATAGGTAGCGGATGCCGGGAGCGAATGTGGCGGTGTACAGATCGCGCGGGAATGCGGTGTTGATCAGATCGAAGAAGCCGGCCGTAACCTGCACCGTAGAGCCCTTAATCTTGCCGTTGATCACCGTGGCGCGATAGACCTGCTCGCTCGGAGCGGTCAAGTCGCTGGCCAGATAGACGCGGAAAATCAGGCTCACCTTCGCCTCAGCCGCCAGTGCCGCATCAATTTTCTGTTGTGCCTCGCCGGTCACGTTGTCGATGGCGAACGTCAGGTTCTGCGCGCCGCTGTTAGTCTTCTTCGGCAGCGCGACGGCAATGCCCGAGGCCATGAACGTCAGCGGGCGACCGTCTTCGGTGATGCAATGCTGATCCTCAAACCCGTTGCACAACAAGATCGGCGCATCCCAGGCCGTGCACGTCAGCTCCAGCGTATAGATGATCGTGTCGCCGCCAGAGGCGTAGACGCGGTTGAGCACTGTCATTGCGGCCACTCCTCGTTTACGCCCTCGTCAAACGCGCCCATGTAGGTCTGGTATTTCGATTCGGGCCATTCGCGGTTCATAGCCTGATCGAAGACGCTGGAGAGCAAGATGTATTGCGGGGCATACAGAGCCCACCCAGGCGCAACCTTCGGCTTGTCGCGCAGTTCGACGCGCGCCGTGTAGGACCAGCGGTCAAGACCGAACAGCGCAGGCCCCTGCGGGCTCTCAATGAATCGCGCCTGATGCTCGGTCAGACCAATCGGGCTTCTCAGTTTGAGCGTGAACCATCCAGCCCTTGCGACATCGCTTGCCCATGCGTCGAACAGCTGGGCCTGTGGCGTCGTGAAGATCCAGCGCAGCGACACGAAAGACGGAACGCTGGTGAATCGGACGCGCTGCCGTGCCCGACCGCTCTGCATTTCGGTGCGTACGATCTGATTCGTCGACTCGAGCGCAAATCCTTCCCTGGTCGGGAACGGCAGCTCTACTGGATACTCAATCATCGGCCGGCTCTCCGCATTCCGAATGCGCGCTGTAGCGCCTGTGCAGCAGGCCCATCGCTATAGATGTCAGCGACAAATGCCGTCACATTCCACGAGCCATCGCTGTTTTGGGTTTTGTCGACTTTCCCTGCACGGCTCGAATCCTCAACTAGGTTCACGTTGACGATCACCTCGCTTCCGCCGTCTCCACCGCTTGACAAAAAGTCCTTCAGGTCGGCGTTGGTGCGCTGGTCAACAACGCGCTCCCCCTTGTCGAGCAGCCAAGTACCTTCACGAGGCACGCTGTCGATACCGTCGTGCGCCATGCCGGCAAGCGCCAAGCCAGAAACCGCGGCAGCCATTGGCTCAGTTACAGCGAGCGCCGATGCCATTGCGGCAGGGGCCATCGCCCACCCAGTGATTGGTATCGCCGCGGCGCTCGCATAGGCGTTAATCCCAGCTTGCAGCGCGGAGGCTTGCGCATTTGTTGCCATAGCCGAGGCGGCGCTAGATTGCGTAGTCTTTCCGACTAGCAGCTGTACAGCCTGATAGGCAAGCCATTGCGCAGCCATCTGCCCAAGAGCGTTGACTACAGAGCGCGCCATCCCTTCAGCCATGCCAGAAACTGCATCGCTCAACGATTCGGCGTCGAATACCATTGATTCGAAGGCATCGCCGAAGCGGCTGCTGAATCCTTCCACGACATTGCCGGCCAGCTCGTCGAAATTGCCAAGGCTTTCCTCGGCCGCGGCAAGGTATCGCTCCCAGTAGCTGCCATTGACCTCAAGCAGCTTCTCGTCGCGCTCCTGCTCCAGCCTGATCATGGCCTCGTTGCGCTCTTCTGCAGTGAGCAGCGTTGCGTCCATGATGATCTGACGGCGCCGCTCATACGACGCTTTGATGGCTTCCTCTTCGGTCATTAGGGCATCGATGATCGACACCGCGTCGCGGTTGGTCTGTTCCTCTGCCTCGTTGACCTTGCGGATTGCCTCCGCTTGCTTTTCGTATGCGTCAACCGCTTGCAATGCCGTGCGAGCACTTGCCAGCTGGGCCTCCGAAGCACCGTCCATAGCGAGCTTATAGAGCGTCGCCTCGGTGGTGTTCATTCCGAGCATCTTGGCTTGCAGCTCAAGCGCTGAAACCTGCTGCTTCAGATTTTTCTCAGAGGTCTTTCCGCGTGCGCGCTCCGCTTCTTCCAGTCGATAGAGTTGCGTAGCGAGCTGTTCGGCCTCTTCCCGCTCCTCCTTTGTCGCTTCAGCGCCAAGCGATTGAATAGCCGCCAGGCGAGCACGGGCTTCACCTTGCAGCTTCGCTAGGTCCAGCTGCTCGCGCATGCGGGCAATTGCTTTCTGCCCTTCGGCGCTAGTCGTAGGCTCTTCCGGATCACTCAGATCGGGCGCCTTGCTGCGCTTCGCGATCTCCTCATCGACTGCCTTCAGGCGCTTGCGGTACTTCTCCAGCGCCTCATCAGCGATCAGTGCCTTCTCTGCGGTGCGCTCCAGCTCTTCGCGCCACTCTTGGGCCTTGGCGCTGCCTGGGTAGCGCTCAAGGTTGCCTTTCAGTGTCTCGACGCGAGCATTGAGCGCGGTCAGTTCACCGGCGGCGCCGCTGGACTCGGTTTCGATCTTGGTCAGCAGATCCGCGCGCAGAGCCCGCAGGGTTGCATCGCCGAGGTCATTGACCGACTCGGTAAGCAGATCGACCGGCTGCTTTGCGTCCCGTACGTTGCTAGCGAAGGTGTAGAGCGCCCCGGCTGCCAGCAGAATCACGCCTGCAGGTCCGCCCAGCAAAGCCATGGCACTGCGCAACCCGCCAGCAACGATGGTGCCGACACGCATTGCGCTGTTGAGCGCGTTCTGTGCCGCAGCCTGGTTAGCTGCAGCTTGGAGCGCAACGGCTTGTGCTGCCGAAAGGTTGCGGGCAGCGATTGCGTGCGCGTTAGTGCCACGAGCCGCTTCGAACTCTGCCTTGGCTACGGCGAGCGCTGCCATGGCCGACTGGCGCTCAGCGGTTGCCCTGGCAGCCGATACAGCCAATGCCTCGCGCTCTTTGGCGATGCGGATGACGGTCGCGGTGACTGCCTGGCCTTGGGTAGCGGTGTAGGCGAGCATGGCCGTGACAAGCCGAGCACCAATCGCAACGGCCAGATACTCCGCTGCTGTGCTGATGCCGTCGAGCGCCCCCTTCATCGCCTCAGTGTCTTCGCTGAACGCGAGCACTGAGTCGGCGGCCGAGATGATGCTGTTGGTGACGCTCTGGATGGCTCCGCTTTGTTTCTCCACGGCGACGAGGATCGCAGTGATAGCAGTCTCGGCGCGAACCCCGGCGTCTTTCAGGTTGGTCGCCATGTTGGCGGCAGCCTTCGCGTTGTCGTCAAGCGACTTGCGCAGGCCTTCCGAAAGGTCACGCGCAGACAGCTTGCCAGCAGCACCCAGCGCGCGGATCTCAGCAGCGGAACGACCGGTCGCGTCCGCGATGTCATTGATGACTGATGGCAGCGCAGTAGTGATGGTTTCCCACTGATCAGCCGCAACCCGGCCGGTGTTCATCGACTTGGAGAAAGCGCTGATTGCAGTCTCGGCACGCTCTGCGCTGGTGGCGTTCTTCACGAACGCATAGGACATGGAGTCCGTCACGTCCAGAGCCTGTTGAGTCGAGTAGCCCATGCTCCGCAGGCTGTCAGCGGTGCGGATGTAGAGTTCTTGTGCCTCTTGCAGGGAGCGGTAGGTGCCGTTTGCAGTGGCCAGCAGGCGGCGCTGCACAAGCTCGAACTCGGCCTGGCTGCTCGTGGCCATCTGCACACGCTCGGCCATTTCTTGATAGGTCTGGACCAGGCCGGCAGCGGAGCGAAGCGCAGATACCGACACGGCTGCGACCAGAGTGGTTCCTAGAGCGGCTACGGCTGTCTTCAGTTGCCCCGTTGCGATCGCGTTGCGCTTGGTCTGCCGCTCAAGCTGATCAAACCCGCCTTCAGCCTTGCGGGACGCAGCTTCCAGGCGATCCAGATCGCTTGCAGCCTTCAGGCCGCTCGTGCTGTCCACGCTCAGTACTAGGCGGGCGTATTCGGTCATGTTTTCCTCCGGCAATAAAAAACCGCCCGAAGGCGGCTATTTGATCAGAGCTTCCATTCGGACCCCTGCTTTGCATCTCTTTCCCGAGCCATCCTGTTTGACTCGTTAATCATCTGCTGCATTCGGCTCGGCTTTCTGGCCGGGATCAGGGCGACCGCGACACCAATCAGAAAGCCAGTAGCGGCAAGCACGGCAACTGCCAGCACCCACACGCCGTACAAAGCGGCGGCGGCAATAACGACGCCAATCAACCAGGGCGCCAAGATTACGGCGATCAGTGCAAGCAGGCACACGATGATTATCTGCATGGTTCCTCCATTACGAATACGGAGGACTATAGCAAAAAGCCAGCGCAAATCACCGATTGTCGGCCATCGCCTTCAGGGCGGCGCGCTCCATGATCTGCATCGCTTCCAAGTGGTCGCGTTGCTGACTGCGCCTGATGCCATTCATGCGGAACAGCGACTCAAGGGCCGAGTAGTCGAGCCCTGTCGGACCGTTCATGCCCATTCGCCACTGGGTCTGCATCGACAGGAAGATATCGAAGACCTGCCAGTTTTCAGGCCAGACGCCGAACTCTTCTTCCGGGTAATCTTCGGGGCGAAGGCCGAACCGGGCCATTTCTTCCGGGTCGGCGCCCTTCCGATACAGCCGTTCGACAGCCCCCTCTAGTTTCCCCGGCGACCGTCCACCAGCGCGTTGATGTAGGCGGTAAGGATGGCTTTCGGGGCCATGACGTAGTTCTTGCACAGCAGCTCGATGCTGGCCGGGCTAAATTCTTCGTCGAGATCCCAGCCAGCCAGGATTTCGCCTAGCAATGCGGGGTCCTTGATGCTCTTGTTCTTTACCAGGGCGTCGAGGCTGTCCTTGTCGCGGTGCTTGAACTCCATCACCGGCTTGGCAACCTGGCCGTCAGGCAGCGGGATTTCTACCGGCGCCTTGAAGGTAGGGTTCGGGGTCAGGGTGAATTTCACGCTCATGGATCGTCCCTATCTGGAAGGAGTAGGCCCGCCGAGTGACGGGCCGGTCTGCCTTATGCCGAGTAGCGCATTGGCTCTGAGGTGAGCGAAACTGTGCTCTGCAGGCCCATCAGCTCGTTTTTGGTGAGCGTCGGGGTCTTGTTCAGCGTCACATAGCCGTTGTAGTAGATCGCCGAGCCAGAAGGCAGCACGACGGAGACGGCGCGCGGGATGCGGTCGTCGTTAGCGTCGGACAGGATGCTGTACCACGGCAGAGCGGCATCGTCGCCGATGGTCATAGCGAAGCTGGACGCGCTCTTGACGGTCGGAATCTGGTGCTCGACATCCTCTTCAAGGAACGAATAGGTGACGAACTGCTGCTCACCGCCAGAGGTGGTGAACTCCAGAACCTGGGTGATCTGCTGCCAGGTGCTGACCTTGCGTACCGAGCCTGCGCCGCCGCCGACCGGGTAAAGGTTGGTCGACGTGGTGTTGATGCCTTCCAGTTCGAAGGTGTCGGCTGTGACGTTTGCCACTCGGGCGACGCGACTGTTCAGGCGCGACCAGCCGGAGGTGACTTCGACGATATCGCCATTGGCGAGACCATGGCCGACTGCTGAAGCAACGGCCGGGTTGGCGTTCGATACGGCGGTGATTGTGATCGGCGCGGCATACGCGGAAGCGATGGATACTACGGCGCCGTTGGGTAGGCTCACACTCATGGGTTTTTCCTCTGGGTATAAAAAAACCGCCATATCGGCGGCTCTGGATTGCCCAACGGGCGGTTAAATCGTGTCGGCCCGGTAAGTGAAGCTCACCGGAACCATGAAATGGGTGTCGCCTGTGATTGGCGGGCCTTCACTGCAAGGGCTTGTGATCTGCATGGCGAAGCTGCCAGACACGAGGCGATCGTTCAGCGGGAACAGCTCGGCGAGGTCAGCGGCCAGCGTTTCCGCATCTGTCGGCCCCTTGCCTTTTGGCACGAACACGCTGATCTGGCATACGCCGCTGTACTCGCGGTGCGCTCCGGCCAGGTCGGCGCTGTCGGTCGGCGCCTTGAGCAGGTTGAAGCGAAGGTACTGACCTGCTGGCGGATCAAAGCCAACGTTCTCCCAAGCCACCGGCAACGAGCGCGCAGTTGCAAAGGTGTTGAGCCTGCCCTGTAGAAGCGAGCGAATGAGCTTTTGAGACATGGTCACACCTTGTTCTTGGCAACGGCCACGGCGACCATCTTCTGCACCCTGGCGAAGTTGATACGAACCATTCCGGCGGGGGCTTGGGTGCTGCTGCCGTATTCAAGCGAGTAGATGTAGGGCAGGTTGTTGGTCAAAAACACCTCTTGACCTGCGCCCTCTGGCGTTTTCGCTTGAACCTCTGTCAGCGCCTGTGCGCCGCTCTTGTCGTCACGATCGATCTCGTTTGGCGTTGGCTGGCCTACCGATGTCTGCCAGTTACCGCGGGCCCGGCCGGTATCGACCGGAGTCGAGCGAATCACGCTAGAGAACAACTCAAGCGCTGCAGTACGGGCGATTTTGTCGTGCGCCTCCGCAGCTTTAGCGGTAAACCTGCGGATGTCTTCGGAGAACGACATCAGCGCCTCCCCTGGACCTCGTAGGCCAGCACTTCACCGGTAGGATTGAGCGTTGAGACGGCAACGACCGTCCATACCTGGCCGGCTGCGGTAATCGTCGTCTCGAGTGTTGGAGGCCATTCTAGGCCAGCGGCACCGAAGAAGATCTTCTTGTCGTCGCGCTTGATCATCGAGCCATCCGCGTACTGCGTGCCAGATGACTGCAGGTTGTAGTTGTCGAGAATGGCCTTGGTCGTCTGCGTTAGCGTCTGGCCTGGCGTCGTTTCTCCCGTCACCGGGTCATAGCCGCCGACCTGCTCGAGCGTCAGCGTGATCGTTTCGCCGATCTCCTCAACAACGGCCAGCGCTTCGGCAGCGCCCTCTAGAATCTCGTCGCGCAGTGACATATCAGCCCCTCACAAGCCTGACCTGCCCCTTGTTCGACCAGGGCTTAATGAGTGCCAATGCGAACGACTCGGCGGCTGAGAGCGCCTTGCTGCCTTCGCGGAACGTCTTGCTCGACTGGACCGGGCCGGCTGTCACACTCGTACTGACGACCTCGCGCTCCTGAGCGCCGTAGAGCCCGCCAGACGCCGCAAGCTGAGCGATTTCCGCGCCGGCCTGTACGACGGCGTCAGGAGCCTCAGAAAACGTCGCAGTAAGCCGCTCGGCGAGCCAGGTGTTAGCCATCAGCACCGCGCGGGCCTTCTTGTCTTCGGTGGCCCAGTCGGACCCCAGCAGGCCGTCGACCTGCGCGATGGTGATGTACTCGGTCATTTACTCGGCCTCGGTCGGCTCTGGCTTGGTTTTGCGGGCGCGCGGCTTGGGCGCCTCGTCTTGCGGCTCGACTACCTCGCCAGGCGGCGCGAATCGAGCGTCGATGATCTTGAAGCCCTGAGCGCGCAGCTCGGCCTTCCGTTCCGGTGTAACCGGATGCTCAACGTATGCAATCTTCTGCTCGGACATTTCATCCTCCAGAGAAACGGGGCGAGCCGGAGCCCGCCCCTATCGGTTACTTGGTCGCGTCACCGATGGTGATCACGCCGGCCGAAGCCTTGATCGAGTTGGCCACAAGTTCCCAATTGGAGCCGGTGGCCAGCTCGGCGTCGGTCGGAGACTTGCCACCGTTGGCGGTGTCCCAGGTATAGCCGCGCAACGCCAGACCGAAGGAATAGTCGGCCTGGAAGGTCGTCTCGATGCGGCCCTTACCGTTGCTGGTCTCGATATTGGTGATCAGGTCGGAACCGTCCATCACCATGCCAGCGCCATCGGCCAGCGAAAGCACCTTCTGCTTGTCCGGCGTGCCGGCTTCGAACAGCGACGGAGCATCAGTCACGATTACCGCCTTGCCGAGAATGTCGACGATGGTCACGTCACCGGCGCGGAACAGCTGCTGAGCGTTGCCAAGGTTCTGGCCGAGCAGCTTGTGGAAGGTCACGCCGTTCATCACCTGCGCCACCAGACGGCCGGAAGCATCGCCGAACTTGGCGTGCGCGGAGTTGATGGCGGAGTAGGTAATGCCAGCGGTTGCCGACACATCGTTCGTCGCAGCAGCCTGGTTGCTGATGGCAGCGACCAGAGCAGCGAGTACGGTGTTCAGCTGATCGGCGACGATGGCCTCGGACAGGTTGCGGGAGATGACCTCCAGCGCCTCTTCCGGGCTCTTCTGAATCCACGAAAGCTGAGACGGCTCCCAGAGGATCGGGCCGAAGCCACCGGCCACCTTGACGGCGTCGTACTGCTTCTGGGAAAGCGCGGTTGCCGACTGGGCGCCGTTGGCGGCGTAGCGATCGACGCGGCGCTGGGCGCTATGCAGGCCAGCCCAGAAGGATTCTTGCAGGAAGTCGCCGTCGATGCCCTGCGTGGTCAGGCGGATGGCGCCGGCCGAGGCAGCGTTGAACTTCTCAACGTCCTGGGCCAGAGTTTCGATGGTGGCGTTCTTGAGGTATTCGTTGAACACCTTCATATCGGAAAGGGCCATTCGGGCCTCCTATCAGTTCTGTGCGGTCAGGCTCTTGATGGCTGCGAGGCGTTCTTCCTTGCTGCCGCCAAAATTGCCCTTAGGTTTGGTTTGCTGCCCATTCCCGTTCTGCGCACCGCCGCCAGTGGCGCCGGACGCTTTGAGAATGGTGTCGCGATAGGGATAAGCGTCGACGAGCGTTTCCAGCGCTTCATCGAAGTCGGCCAGCTCACCCGGGCGCGCACGGCTAAAGATCTTGTTTCCGTGGGCGTCATAGGCGACGACCTTGCCGTCTTCGATCTTGAAGCGATTCCCGAAGGTGGCTTGCACCATGTCTGCCGGAACAGCCAGCTTCTCGGCGATCACCTTGGAGCGAGCGAAGCTGCCGCCGATCTTCTCGCCGTACAGTTGCTGCTCAAGGGTCTGCGCCTTGGTGTTGGCTTCGTCCAGCTGGGCCTGATAGCCCTTGGCGATTTCCTGCTTCACCTTCTCGACTTCGCCGGCATCCACCAGCTTCTTCGCGTCGAGATTTGCGACGATCTCCAGAGCCTTGCGGGCTGCCCCGGCGTCATCGATACCTTCGAAGGCCTTTGCGGTCTTCTCGGCGGTCTCAGCGCGCTCGCGGTGCTGCTTGGCTTCGGCGTTCAGTCGGGTGATGGTCGCCCGGGTGCCAACCGCATCGAAGGCAACCTCTTTGCCGTCGTCCTCAACGTAAACGGGCTTGCCGTCTTGGATTTCGGCGTACTGCTTGCCATCGACTTCTACGGTCTTCAGTTTCATCTCGTCTTTCTCCGGCCATCCGGCCATTGCGTTGAGCCATCCGGCCCGGTGGCGCCCCGTCCCATCCGAAACTGCGGGCATAAAAAAACCGCCATGCGGCGGTGTGTTTGGCTGGGCAGGCCTTATGCGGCCTCAAGCCCCAATGTCATTTGCAGCTGCTCGCGCCAGTGCTCGACTTGAGCGATCATCCCGGGCTTAACCCAGCGGTGCTTCGCCAGCTCGCGGCCTGCCATGCTCCCGCGCTCGTTTTGATCATCAAGCGCCTTACAGGCTCGGTCGAACTGCTGCTTCTCGGTCAGCTCGCCGCGCAGCAGGGCGTCAATGTGAAGGTCGCACCAAACGGCAAAGTCCACGTTTAGCCATCGGGCGAATGCAACCGCTAGTTTTGGATGCAGCCAGGTGCCGCCGCCATTGGCGGCCGAGCCCCGACGAGTCATCACCAAACCCGCGCAGTTATTCAATTCGGGGCGGAAACCGGATTTACCACCAGAGACCTTTTTGCTCTGCTTCCTCTCGATCATCTTTGGCTCAAACGGGATGCCTAGGTGTTTGGCCAGCGCCCGCATGTAGCTCTCGGTCTCGTGGAGTCTCAGCCAGTCTCTTGGCTCCTGTCCAAATACCGACGCAGCAGCGGTCGCATTGATCCAGCCTTCGCTATTGAAGCGCACCGGCTGGCCTTGGTAGTGAAAAGGAACGATGTTGTTCATGGGTATCCCCTGCAATAGCCCCGGAATAGATCGGCCGCAGCAACGCTCCAGGGAAAGCGCTTTCGGATGCCTCCTAGCTGCAGCCAGAAACGAAAAAGCCCCGCACGATGGCGAGGCTCTAGAAATGGAAAACCCGGCGCGGGGCCGGGTCTTTGGTGTCGCTATCAGATCAGCAGAGCACTACGCGCTCGCCTTTCATAAAGCACGACGCGCACAGGATCTGCTTCGTGCCGCCCTGCGCCTTGCCGTTCTTGTAGAGCATGCCGATTTTGGTTTCGATGACCTCGCGCGAACCGCATCGCCCGCACTGGATCATGCTCGCCGGCTTCGGCATCGCACGCATTCGCTTGCGCACCTGCTCTACCGGGCTATCCGGTGCAGGCGTCCCTTCGATGACGTGGAGTTTCGGCTTCTGATCGCTCATTGAGCCATCATAGCCCAGCCTTGGCAAAGGCGGCAGCGTCTCTTTCGCGGAGTTCGTCTAGCGACAGGTATATGCCCTTGTCGTTGTAGAAGCGATCCATCTTCAGCCCGCCCTGGCGCATCAGCTTGCCTCGTGCCGGACCTAGAATTTGATCCTGCCGCGCCGCGCTCTGCTCGGACAGCCATTGGCCGTAGGTCTTGTCGGCTGGGATTTGCCCGTCCATGCTCGCTCTCGTGCCGGGATCGATCTCGTCAGGCGACAGCCCCAGTTCTTCCCAGCCCTTCAGCACCGTGACACTGGTAGATCGGCAGCGCCAATGGATGCGCCCAGGCCCGGCCAGCCATGGCACTTTGTGACCGATCGGCTTGTGCGTCTCGACCTCATAGCGCAGGCCGTCACGAATGCGGCACTCCGGGGTCGTGCGTGAGTCAATCGTGCTGGTCCAAGTCAGCGCCGCGATGATGTCGGCGTTCGCGCTGTAGAACGCATCACGGGCCGTCTCTGCGGTGTGACTGATCGCCGTGCGGACCATCGCATCAATGTCGAGTCGGCTGCGCTGTAGCAGGCCGTCCGCGTAGCCCTCGGCGCGAATGCCCATGATCCCGCGAATGATCTCGTCGGTCGTCTGGCCGTTCACGATGCCGATACGGATAGCGTCCCGAATGCGCGCCGCGCGGGTCGACTCTAGATCGCTAAGCCATTCCTTGAGCAGACGCCCCTGGAACGGTCGAGCAAAAGCGGCGGCCCGGACCTGGCCAAGATTCACCTTTGCCAGCGGCACGGCAACCAGCACCTGATTGGGCAGCGTGGCCGTAAACAGCGTCTGCTGGTAGCCAAGCTCATACTCAGCTAGCTCGTCGATGATCTTGACGACCTCTTCACCGATCTCGGCGTATATGGCCTTGTTCAGCTCGCGCACCGACTGCAGCACGGTGTTCATGTGCGTGACGGTGAAGCGATCAGTGCCCATGCGCTCGACAGCGTCGAAGAGCCGCTGCCTAAGGTCCGCATCGGCGCGATTCAGCAAAGCGATGATCTTTCGAGCCTCACCGTTGCTCAGCTGCTGCAGGTCAACGGCATGATCAATTGCCGCGTCCAGCAGTCGCTCGTTGACGGTTGCCATCAGATCACCCCAATGCCAGGCCCTTGCGCGTCGATCTTCTCTCTCTCGGCCTCCCAGTCGTACTCATCGCTGATGATCCCGCGTCGCTGCATCTCTGCGAACAGGGTTTCATCGCTGAGCTTGCCGGAGTTGGCCATCTGCAGCAGTTGCGGCACCGATACTTCCGGCGCCCAATCCTGATCGAAGTTGCCGCGCATCTCGACCATGCCGCCATCGCCGAGGCCGAGATAATCGGACATCACCTGCAGCATCTGTGCGAGGGCATCAGCGAACTGGCTTGCCATGCGAGCTAGCGGGGACAGCTCTTGCGCCGCCTCCTCGTTCGCCTGGGTCGCCGTCTTGGTCTGCTGCTTTTCTTTCTGCAGCAGCTTGGCGCCGGCCATCCGCATTTCTTCGATCAGGTCTTGCAGCGACTCCCGGCCAGCGTTGATAGCTGCCCCGGTGTGCTCTACGTACTTGGCATCGCCGTCTTTCGGCATGCGGGTCGCGCTGCCCGAGCTGATCACCAGCTCGAACTGCTCGTCGTCGGTGAAGGTGAACAGCAGCGGCACCCGGGCGACGTGCAAGAGGTTGTCCTGATCGCTCTGGGACTGCCAGTGCTTGACGTTCAGGTGCGCCAGTTCGAGCAGTGGCGGCTTTGCCGTCAGGAAGCCCGTGCGGCCGGTGTAGAACGAGACCAGCGGCACGTAGCCGAGGCTGGTAGCGCCTTCGTCGTGCTGGACCCATGCGCCGCCGTTGTCGGCCTTGCGATAGGTGCGCCAAGTGCCAGGCTCCAGGACTCGCACCTGAGCAACCGACTTCACGCCGAACTCGCCGTCAGCCTCCTCGATCGACTCCATGTAGCGGAACTGTGCCAGCTTGCCGCCCTCAACACGCCAGCCAAGCACCTGCTCGGGGCGAATCAGCACGGCATAAGGGCGAACCCCTGCAGCGATCTCGTCTGCGCGAGTGCGGAGACCTTCGGCGCGCGGGTACTCAACCAGCACGTGGCAGAGGCCGTGGCTCAGCGCGTGGCGGAACAGGTCAACCGACCAGCTGTTCAGGTCATTACCGGCAAGATCGATGTCCTTGCACAGCTCAACCAGGCGCTCGGGCACGTCGTCGCCCAACTGCAGCGGCTCGGCGAACACCCGAGAGGTCATGTTGTTGACCGTCTCGGCGTAGGCCGGCAGCAGCGTGGAGAGGCGCAGGCGCTCCTTGTAGGTCTCGTCCTCTTCGGCCGGGTACTGAGGCAGCAGAGCACGCCCGGCGGCCCGCATAGCCTTCGTGCCGCCCATCAGCGGCGCAACGATGGCCCAATCCTCGCGCATGGCATCGACGGCCGGGATCGTTTGGCTTGGGTCGTTGCTCATGGTCACATCCGTAGAGGTTTGGTTTCGGTTACAGGCTTTCTGCGGCTCATGGCCACAGCGAAATAGCGGAATGCATCGGCGCCGTGAGACGACCAGTCATGCAGCGGCTTGTCTTTCCAGCAGCCGCGCTTGTCGTCCCACTCCTTGCGGTAGTTCTCCAGACAGGCGATGCCGGTCTCGCACTTCGACTCGTCAAAGGCGCAGCGAGGCAGGATCTCGCGGACGTGGTCAATGCCATCGTCTACGCCAAGCTTCGGAACTACTTGAAAGCGGACGCTGTAGCGATGGCCGTCGATCTCGTAGCCTGCCTTTGCAATCTCTCGCCTGGTCTTGCCGTCGCTACCGAACTCGCGGTTGTCGATGTCGTGCGGCCCCCAGTGATCGCCGTACGTGTAGCCGCGATCCTTCAGCACCTTCATGTAGTGCCGCAGGCCTTCGCCGCTGTTCTCGTAGTAGTCGACGACGTGGAACTCATCGCCCACGATCCGAACGAACCAGATCGCCGTCGAGTCACCCACGCCGATGTCCCAGAAGGTGTGCACCGGCTGGTGACTGTTGTCTGGCAGCACGCCGATTCGCTGCTGTGCATACAGCTTGGCGAACTGCTTGGCGTAGTAGGCGCCTTCGATGCTCTGCTGGAATGCCTCAGCAGGGATCGACGGGTATTCCCGCTTCATGTCGTCGCCTAGGGTTTTCTCCTTGGCGGCGTACCAGGCTCGCTGGCCTTCGTTCGTCTTGATGCCGTGCTTTGCCTCAAGCTCGGCGAAATAATCTGTCAGGCGCTGCGGCAGGACCGTTCCGGCTGGGTCTAGCCAGTAGTCGGCGTTCTTCCACCAGCTGAAGAAGAAGAACTTCCAGTCCAGCTTGCCAAGTGGCTGCTTTGCGGCCTGTTGCTTCTCAGCTGTCTGCGAGTAATCGAAGAAGTACCCAGCCCGACCCTCTGCAGTCGATTCGATGGTGACGAAGCAGTCAGTAGCCACCGCCTCAAACGCACCAGTGACGATCTCGCGCGCCTTGTGCGGAAACTTGGCGCAGATCTTCCCGAACTCGGAGACGTGCAGGTAACGCAGTGTGCCGCCACGGAATGACGTGCTGACGTACAGCGAGCCACCCTTGGCGAACACCAGCTCGCCAGCCGCATCATTGCGCGCCGGGTTGGCCGCTTTGATCTCTGCCGGCAGGTTGTCGTAGGCGAACTTGATCTTCTCCCGGAACAGCCGCTTGGCATCGTTCAGCGTGTGAGCGATCAGCGCGCACTTGGCTGACTCGAATAGCGCGGCGTCGAGCTGGATGATGCACTGCTCAGTGGTGAAGCCGAGCTGGCGAGCCTTCAGGATGATGTTGCGAGTATGGATTCCCTCGAAGTACTCCAGCTGCTCCGCTGTCATGCGGAAGCGGGTCTTCTTGCCTGCCTTGTCGGTAATAAAGTAGAGCGAATTGAGGCGAAACAGCTTGTCCCGGAGCTTCGCAAGGTGCTCGGGTTTCATCTGTCAGGCCTCAGTCGATAGCTCGTCCATCAGTGCAGCCAGGTCGCTGACCGTCTTGTCGCTTTGTTCAGCGTCGAGGTTGAAGGCTTGACGCTGACCTTTGATGATCTTCAGCTGGGCATCGACGCCAGCATTCAGAGCCCGCGAGAACTCACCCACTGCATCTGGCGCAACAGCCATGCCGCTCAACGTGTCATTGAGCTTGTCCGCGATTGCCTGCCAGCGAGCCAACCCCTTGCGATGACTTAGCACCACAGCCGTCAGCTGATCGGAAACCTCTTCAATGATCTCGTCATCAGTTACCGCTTTTGACTGGTAACCGTCAGTGGTAACCGCCTTGGTAACCTTTGCCTTGGTAGCGGCCCGAACCTTTTCGCTCAGGTCTCGCTGCCAGCCCTCTTTTGCTGCGCGCTTACCGATAGCGACATGAGTTACCCCATGCGCCTCGCCGATAGCGCGGACAGATAGCGAACCAGCCCGATAGGCCGCTTCTACAGCCTCCCAGTCGGGTTGCTTGGCCATGCGTTTAACCTCTATGTTGTTTCCACGCTGTCCTAGCTGCCATCCACACCTCTTTCCCGATCATCACAGCGATACAGGCTGCGATGCGGAGTAGCAGGAGGATGGCGTGGAGGCGTTTCATATCGTCTCTACGCTAATGCTCTCGCCGAACCCGACGTAATCTTCCCATCCGTCGATAAGGCCGTCGTACTCTTCATTCATTGCCAGTCACCTTCGGCTGCGACACCACCCGGGCGATAGCCATTGCCACGCCGAGGACCATGTTCACGCTGGCCCATGCGACGGAGCTGATGTGGCCTTCGAACGCTACCCATGCACCAGCTGCTGCGTTGAGCACTGCGGTGAGGATGGCGAGCTGCACACTGGTCAGACGCCAGCACTTGCGCCATTCGGGGATCAGGTTCATGAGCCAAAGCCCTTGGTGATGAATGGCCAGACCTTATCGAACACGGCCAGCAGCACTACGCCAGCTCCGATTCCGTAGGAGAGCTTGCCGCCTAGCTTGTCCACCTTCTCTGATACCTCGTCCTGGCTCTCTCCGATTGCGGTGAGCTGGCGGGTCATGTGCTCGAACTGCTGCTCAAGCTTAGTCAGGCGGTTGGGTGACTGGGCGTGGTCGCGGTCGAATCTGTCTAGGCGGTGCCGGGTTACGGCTGCCTCTTGCTCCAGGGCGCCGACTCGCTCATGCACTGTCCTGCCCTCATGGCTGTCGGTCATAGTGGAGTCTCGTTGGTGTTTGGTCCGGCCTCACATGCGCGTGCGATCCGCCTATGAGCAAGGAGGCAGGCATGGGGCCGGAAATTGTTGGGCGCATGGTGGCGAGCCATTCAAACGGCCTTTAGCGCCCGAAACTGGTATTTGATTGCCGACTGAAGCGCGGATTGGCTTTCGAATCGGCATAAAAAAACCGACACAGCGGTCGGCAGGAACAAAAAAGCCCGACTCAATGGCCGGGCTCTTCTGAAGCGGTAAAACCGCAATTTGTGCCAGATTGCCAGATCGGCGTTAACACGTCAACAGTCGCGACATGTAAATTAAGCCGCCATTCGTCGGTCGAATTCGGACTCAACGTAGCCGTGCACTCGGCTAAGCATGTCCTTCACCTGGTGGCGGGATTTGCCAAGCTGCTTGCCGATCTGCTCCATGGTGCGGTTGTGGCAGTAGTACAGGTGCACGGCCTCGGACGCCTCGGGATAGCGCTGCTGCAAGCGGGCGACTACAGCCGATACCGTCTCTGCCTCTTCATCGGTGATCGCAGCATCTGGCGCATGGGTGCACGGCACGTTGTCGCGCATGATGGCCAGCATCGGTGAGACGTACCGGGGCACGCCTGTCTTCTGCCATACCCAGATGCCCCATTGGGTCAAAAGCTCTTCGGCGCTCTTCATGCTGCTTCCCCCTTGAGCATGTCGGCTGAAACGATGATTCGGCCCACTTCGCCGTGCTCGGCGTGGTAGGTAATGACCTTGGCGTCTCGTCCGCTCATCCACCCGCCTCGGCTTGCGTGACTGTCTGGCGCGGCCAGGGTGCGGTGCTGCTCAATCTGCATGGTGTTCGTCTCACGCAGGACGTTGTGATGCAGGTGGCCGGTGTGCGCGTAGCTGTGCTTGGTGCGGCCGAAGACCTCGCGAAACTTGGCGATGAATACCGTCTCGAGGGAGTCCATCCGCTTCTTGTGGCCGTGGTGGAAGAACAGCGACGTGCGGCCGTGCTCAATGCAGTAGTACGGATCCGGCCGGGTGATGACCTCAATGCGGGGCTCATCCGCATACAGGGCGGCAAACAGCTCGCGCAGCCAGGCGCTCGACGCCAAGTCGTGGTTGCCCTCGGCCATCAGGAGAACGACACGCTCGTGCTTCTGCAGCAGCATGGCCGTCACGCGGCGGATGACGCTGATTGCCACGCGGACCAGCTTCTGAAACCGAGTGTCGGCGTCGAGGACGTGGCCGGATGTCGGCGTAACCGCCTGGATACCATCCCAATGCAGCAGATCCCCAAGCTGGGCGAATACGCCGGTATGGGAGTCAGGTGCCTGGGAGATGGCAGCACCAAACCAGCCGACCAGCGTGTCCTCGGCGATCTTCATGTCCCATGCTGCGCCCGTCTCCTCCGCCCAGGCATTCATGCCGAGGTGGTAGTCAGTGATGACGTAGCAGTTGAGTAGGTGCGCAAGCGTGTGCAGCGGAGCCGGCAGCGCCTTGGCCGGCTTGATGTCGAGAGCCAGAGCCTTGACGGCCTCCTTCATCAGCTCGGCCTGGCGCTCGTGATCGATGCTCGACTTGACCCATTGCAGCTTCTGCTCGCCGTCCTTGCCGTACAGGGTCGACGTGCCTTTGAGGCGAAAGCCGTCCGGCACGGTCTTGGTCATGTCGTGCTCCGGGCTCCATCCCTGCCTGGCCAGCCTAGCCTTGTGGGTGTAGACGTTGCGCTCGTGCAGCCCAAGGATCTGCGCAGCCTCTGCCACAGTGCGGCCAGTCAGCGCGGCCTTGATTTCTTCGTCTGTCGCTTTGCGTGCGGCCATTAGGCTGCCTCCCCGTCTATCTCTGAAATGGTCACCTCGACGCACCCTAGGGCCTTGATAGGGCCTCTTTTGATGGTCAGATGGTCGATCTGGCTGTCGCTCATTGCTCCCACCCTGGGACGATGGCCGCCACCTTCCTTTTCAGCGCCGCATATCCTTTCGAATCAATTACGATCAGCTTCACAGTCGGGTGATACTTCGCCATGCGCTTGATCTTTGTTTTGCTGCGGTCATCCATCCAGCCCTTAACCTCGTGGTACGACTCGCTGCCATCGGCGTCCTTTACCCAGAAATCCGGCAGATAGCTGACGCACCCACGCTTGATTCCTTCAAACCAAAACGTCTTTGGCTCGTGCGACCAATCGGCGATCTCGCCAATCGTTTTTAGCCATTCCAAGTAATAGGCGTAATTTGCCTCCCACCTCGATCGGTAGTACTTGCGCCTGCCCCCGATCTCGCGCCACTCAGCCTTCCAGCTCGCCTTCGGCCGCGGATTAGCCACTGTTCCGTTAGCGCTCTTGGTGGCCATCATCTTCTTCACCTGATCAGTAACCTGATCTGGCGTAAGTCCGGCCCATCTAGCTCTCGACTTACTGCCGATCAGCGAGAGCGTTGCTGCACTGTGCTTGATGCCAGTCATGCCGCGAGGATGAGGGTTGCTCTGGATCCACTTCGAAATCCGTTCTCCGTTGGCCTTCTGGACTTCTTTGGTTAGCAGCTTCCCTTCGGCATGTAGCTGCTTCATCACCGCGGATTGAGCTGGGCGCTTCCGGCCTGTCAGCTTCTGGGCGTGGCGCTCTTGCTTAGCCTTCCACGCCTCACTCACTCCGTTAGCGCGAAGACCCATCCTGCTTGCCTTGCTGCGAATCTGGCCGGCGGTCAGCCCCATAGCCTCCGCGCACCAGTCACGCCCTTGCTTCGGGTAGTTCTCTGTAAGGAACGCGACACGCTCCTCAGTCCAAGTGCCGACTGTCATCTACTCCCCCTCGCCTTCGCTTCCAGCGCAGCGCGCACCATCTTGCGCAGCAGCGGGCTCATCCTCGACAGCTCGGCCGATACCCACTGGCGCCACTTCGGCAGACCCATTGGCTTGCAGCGCTCCCGCATCTTGTCCGCGATTGCGAGCGCAAGCTGCTCCGCACGCTCCTTTGCAATCAGCCCTTCCGCTGACAAACAGCTCTTCGCCGCAGAGTGGTTCATGCATTGGCCACCTCGACTCCGCATTTCGAACACTGAACAAACCACACCGGCGCATCACCTTCACCGAAACGGTGTCCGTCCAGGCTGAAATCGTGCTCGCACTGCTCCGGCGCGAAGTTCATGTGCTTCTCGGTCGGAAAGGACACGTCCACGCCCTCCACGGTGCGCGGGTCGTTGAATCCCTTCTGCTCAGCGCTGCGGCAGTCGATGGTGTTCTGCTGGCCGAATCCCTCGGTCATGTGCGCCTGGGTGTAATGCACCGGGTCACGGTCGCTGTACTTCTCACGCAGCGCGGCGACCTTCTGGTTCAGCTCGACGTAGAACTCAGGCGAACGCGGCGGGCGGTCGTCGCTCCAGTTGCCCTGAATCATCGAGTCACGCAGCACGACCAGCGATGTGATGGCCTTGGTGATGTGCGACATGCCCGAATCAGGGTCGATGTCCTGCCCTTCCCACCAGTCCATCAGGTGCCGCATGGTGGCGTCGTAGTAAACCGAGGCGCGGACGCCGACGGCGCGGTAGTTGTGCCGGCCGTACTTCAGAGCGCCTTCCAGCATCGCAACGCCGACTTCAGCCATGACTGGAGCGGAGACGGTGGACATAGGCGCTTTCATCACGCCCATCATGTCCTTCGGATTGGTTGGCTTGGTCGCCTGGCCTGCTGCCGCGTCACGGTCAGCGTTCACCAGCGGGTCCAACATTGCGGTTTCGGCGAGGCTCATGCTGCGGCTCCCTTGCGGTGGAATTTGCGGTCGTACCAGCGGTAGAAGTACTGGGCGAAGGTGATGCCCAGCGAGCCGCCCAGACCGGAGATCAGCAGGAACGGAACGGTATTGATCTGCGAGTGGGCGACCGACCAGATGTAGGCGAACTGAGCCAGCGTGATCAGCCAGGACACGACGAAGCCGGCAGGGATCTTGTCGTCGCGCAGGAGCTTGCTGTTGAGCCCCAACAGGAAGACCTGGAAGAAGGCAGAGGTGAAGACCATCACGGCCTGTAGTTCTGGAGTCATGCTTTCGGCTTCCTTGTGGCTCTGTTGTTTGCGATCAGGGGGAGCTGGCCGGGCTTTAGCGGCCATGGGTGTTCCTTGCGGCAGTCGTGGCAGTACAGGGTCTGCTCAGGGCTGTAGCCGGTGGTCTTGTGGGTGGCGTCTACGGGGCAGGTCTTCATGCGGCAACCTCGATCCCAAGGCGACGGCGAACAGCGGCGAGCAATTCGCGCTCGGTGCCGAACGTCTTTTCCCAGGTCTTGCGACCTGCATGGATCGCAACGCCATGGCCGCCCGTGCGGTGATGCGGAGGGCATAGCGGAATGGCATCAAAGTGGCTGGCCCGCTGCCCTGCACCCTGCCCGGCGCGCAGGTGATGAATCTCCGCCGGGCTGGCATAGCCGAACGCCTCAAGGCAGGCGATGCAGCCGAGGTCGGCTAGGCGGGACAGGTGGGCTTTCTCGGCTTTGGTCATGCGGCCTCCCTCCACTCACCCGACAGCAGCGGCCAGCCCTGCTCAGCCGCCCATTGCTCGATCTGGAGCATGTACTCGCCGAACTCGTCCACCGACAGGCTTGTGGTGCTGATCCCGCGAAGCGAGCCGTCTGGCAGCTCCTCGCAGCCGATGAACTGGCGCTTGAACTGCTCGTGCCATACCTGATCGGTGTAGAGCCGGTCATTCACCCAGGCGATAGCAGCCAGCTCTCGCAGCATCAGCCAGTAACGGCGGTTCTGCGCCACGCTGCGCTTGTCCTTCATCGGGCGGATGACGACTTCCAAGCCGTGCTTGGCCTTCTTGAACAGCGTCGGGACCAGCGCCCAGGCGGCGACGAAGGCCGAGCGGATGCCAGCCTCCTCATGGATGCGAAATACGCGCTCAGCCATTGGCCACCTCCCGTAGCAGGTCCAGCTTCGCCCGCAGCTCGATAAGCTCGACGGTCTGTTCGCGGTAGATGTCGATGTGCTTGTCGTTCTGCGCGCGCAGCTGGGCGTTCTCCAACTCCAGGCGGCGGACGTATGCGCGTTCGCGCGCGGTCATGCGGGAGTTAGCCACGGGCAGCCTCCATGCCTAACCGATAGGCGATGAAAATGCAGAGCCCTACGGAGAGCCCGCGCAGGACAGGCCCATTGATGCAAGACGCAGCACCAGTGATGCAGCAGATAGTCAGGTAGGCAACGAACTCAGCCATGGCGGCGCGCCTCCCGCTTATCGTGGTCGTCCTGGCACTCCTTGCAGCGCACGGCGTTCTTCACGGCCTGGCGGCGAGCTGGGAGGATGTCCTCGCCACAATCCAGGCAGTCCGGGCGGCCATCGCCCTGCAGCCTGGCCTGTACCAGCGCCACGCCACCTATACGATCCGCTTCCTCTAGGCCAGTAGCGCGGTCTGTTGCGTCTGGAGCTGTGCGGGCCTGGTGGAAGGCTTCGGTGATTTCCATGTAGTCCGTCATTTTCTCGCTCCTACGCCGCGCTGGGTGCTTCCGTCAGCACAGACGACGCGATGGTCATTGCCGCGGGATAGGCCTATGCCGGTCGCGGTGGTTTCTCGTATCTGGTAGCCCTGGCGCTGCAGGAGCTGGATGGCGTGCTGCTGGAGAGCGGTCATGCGAAATCACCCGATGCACTGCGGCTGCGGAATCGGCCCATCTCAACTTCTTCCTGGCTGATCTCGCGCGCACCCGCGAAGCTCACGAACCGCGCGAACTGGCCTTGCTGCTGAAGGAGGCACGAGCCAACCTGCGCATGACGGCACTTTGTCATCAGGATTTCGGTGACGCCGTTCTGGCCTTCCTCGGTGTCCATGTCGCGGTGAACCATGAGGATGCAGTGGGCGTCGGCCTCGATTTCGCCGGAGTCGCGCAGGTCAGCCGAGACAGGCTTCTTGCCTACGCGTTTGGTCGAATCGCGGTTGAGCTGGGAAAGCAGGATTACGGGAATCCCAAGCTCTTTGGATAGGTTCAACATCGCTTTGCTGATCTTGCCGACCTCTTCAGATCGGCTGCGGCCTTTCGCGTCAGCCGGGATCAGGCCGAGGTAATCGACCATCACGATGTCAAGGCCATGGTTGCGCTGAACCTGACGGGCTATCGACCGAATGCGCGCAGGGGTCATTCCAGGGCGGTCGCAGACGTAAAGCGGCTTGTCGACACACTTGGCTACTGCGGCGGTCATGCCCTGCCAATCGCCGTCCTGCATGTCTACGCCCGAGTCGAGCCGGCCGATATCAACCGACCCGAGAGATGCAATGACGCGCTGGCCAAGCTCTTCCTCTGGCATTTCCAGACTGAAGACCAGGCCCACGCCCGCGCCGCTCATTGCGATGTTCTGCACGATCTGCAGGCCAAGCGTCGTCTTGCCGCTGCCAGGCAGGCCGGCAATCACGGTGACAGTACGGGGACGTAGGTGTCGGGTCAGCTTGTCGAGGTCAGGCAATCCGGTGGAAAGCCCCACGACGCGCTTACCGTTGTGCTTCTCGTCGATCGTGTCGACGTTCTTGCGCACGATTTCGTCGATGCGCTTGTAGTCTGGCTCTCCGTCTTCCAAGTCGCGCAGGTCGGCCATCGCCTGCTGCGCGCTCGCGATAATGTCTGCAAGCGGCTTTTCCTCGGTCGCCATCTCTGTCACGGCATTGGCGGCGTCCACCAGCCGGCGCAGAACGGCACGCTCGCGCACGGCTTTGGCATACGCTTCCCAGTTCGCCGTACTGTAGGTGGCCTTTGCGATCTCTCCGGCATAGGCGATAGTCGAGTCGCCAGAAGGCAGCTCAGGGCGGAAGATCCCGACCGTCACAGGGTCGATAGGCTCGCCAGCGGCGTGGCAGTCGAGAATTGCCTGATACAGCGCAGCGTTTTCGATCTCGTAGAAGTCCGCCGCCACAACCTTGCCGCTGATCGCATCAAACAGGTTCGGGTCAAGCATCATGGCGCCGAGCACGCCCCATTCGGCCTCGACGCTGTACAGTTCGCGGCTCATACGTCACCCCCGCGCGCCGAGTCCCAATCAAAGATCACTGCTAGGCCTCCGTTTTCGCGCAGCCGGTCAAGCGCGCGATCGCCGATGTATGCAGCCAGCTCAGCGCTTGGCAGGTTCGAAGTAACGATGGTGGGAAACATGTTCCGGTAGCGGGCGTCGATGATCGTGTGCAGCGCCTGGCGCTCGAACTCGGTTCCGCCCTGGGCGCCGATCTCGTCGATCAGCAGCAGATCAACACTTGCCAGCTCTTCGAAAATCGCCTGCTCAGTCACCGCAGAGTCGCGCCCAAAACTTGACTTGATTGCGGCGATGATGTCAGCGGCCGGCACATAGAGCGCCGTCGCACCGTACTGGCGAACCACGGCCTTGAGCACGGCGCAGCCAAGATGGGTCTTGCCGTTGCCGAAGTTCCCCAGCAGCAGCAAGCAGCGGCCTGCGTCGTAGTTCTCTTGGAACTGATCGACATAGGCTCGGCACTCATCGAGAGCGGCCTTCTGGCCAGCCAGCGGCGTGCGGTAGTTATCCAGCGAGCACTGACGGAAACGTGCGGCGATGCCAGTTGCAAACAGAGCAGCGTTGACCGCCTCCCACTGCTTCGACTCGACGGCAGCGGCACGCGCAGCTTCGTCCGTACCGTGGATGGCATCGAACCGGCAGCGCGGGCATCCGGTGACGCGGTGCTTGTCGTCAAATGATTCGATCAAGGTCCGCTGGTACTCGCCGTGAAGTTCGCACTGCTCCGGGCGAGATTTGATCCGTGGCGTAGCGCCGAAGTTAGAAGTTCGCACGACGAACCCCCAGGCGCTTGTTCTCTTCGGTCTTAGCGCGGATCTCTGCGGCGTTCACGGGCGGCAGGTTGGTGAATCGCGACATCTGGATCGGGCGGACATTGGCGGTCACCTTCTCAGGGAACAGACCGGTCCAGCCATTGGTGATCGAGAGCAGGATCACGGCGTCAGGGCTTGCGTGACCTTCCAGTTCCTTCGCCTGACGCTTGCAACTCGTTTCGGTCAGCGGCTTACGGATTTCCTTGCGGTGAGCAACCCAGTCAGCCCAAACCTCAGCAGACACGTTGGCAGGCTTTGCAGCCAGCGCATCGAACTTCTTGCCCTTCGCCGGCGCGTCAGCGCCCTGCTCTTTCGGATCATTGATGGTTAAAGGATGGTTAAAGGACGGATTGGGTGCAGGAGCTGCACCCCGTTCTGTCGTGAGCTGCACCCCGTTCGTGCATGAGCTGCACCCCGTTGTGTCGTCAGATTCACCCCGTTCAGAACCGGGTGCATCTGCTGCACCCCGGTCCATGCACAGGTCATAAACCACTGGGCGGCGGTCATGGCGGTCAATGTATGCCGCAGCGATCGCCTGATTGCCTAGGGTGATTACCTCGGCTTCACGCAGAGATTCCAGAGCCGTGCGGATAGTACGAACGGAAAGACCAGTGTCTTCGCTCAGGCTGCTTGCGGAAGGGAATGCGGCCTTACCGTTCTTGTCGGCATAGTTCGCCAGGCACAGAAGAACGTGGCGCGCCGTTGGCGAGGTAACGATGCGCTGCTCAAGCGCCCAGGTCATGGCTTGAACACTCATCTCAAATCTCCAGCTCGTCAGTGACGCGCTTGATGAACTCGTCGTAGCTCTCGGCCATCTGAATGCCCTGGCTTTCAAGAGCTTCCCGGTAAGCCTTGGCCGACCCGTAGAGCACCCAGCGCTCACGCTCAGGCAGATGCTTAAGCGCTGCATAGGAAGGCCATGGCCCTACGATTACTGCGCCCTGACGGCGCTGGCTGCGGGTGTTGTGGTTCGTATCGAGTAAGTGCATAATCTTCTCCAGTGACGTTGTACCGCTGTTGAGAGCCCGCCCTTGCCCGGCGGGCTTTTTATTGCCTTGTATTTGGCAGGGCCCCAAGAGGCCCTACGACGTACCCCAATCAGGGTCTTGCGGAGTCCCTATTCAGGGTCACTAGCTGAAGCACTGGAGCCTTGTGCCGGCCAACTGCAGAGGTCGCTCCATTGGCCACCCCCACAATTGCTATCTCGTTGATGGCCTGCTCAAAGCTCCAGCCCTTGGCATTCATAAGTGCGGCGATCTTTTCCCGTGCCTCTGCGGGCAGGTTTTCTCTTTGAAAATGCATTCGGCCCTCCATAGGGGCTTCAGCCCGCGATATTCTCTTCCCGATCCTGCATCAGCTCCTCGATAGCTCCATTCGCAATGGCCCAGTCGATGACTTCGTACAGATAGGTCGCGTACTGGCGTCTGGACTTGTCGGCTGCTTTGCGCAGGATTCGGTCAAGAACAGGTTCAAAGCGAACCTTGACGGGGATAGAACGTTTCTGGCTCGGGTCCATGTACATGGCAATTTCCTTCTGCGGTTTCGAATGGGTTATGCGGCTTGGCTTGAGCGAGGGCACAAAGCTTCTAGCCAGGTCTCAATGCTTGCGCCCTGCTTGGATCTGCCTTGCGCTGGGAACGAGCGAAGCTCCATAGCCTCATAGGCGCCGCTCTCGTGACGGATAACGAACACATGCCGGCCTACCCTCAAAGCTTTGCTGAGAGAGCCTTGGGTAACGCCAAGCGCTTGAGCCGCCTTGGCCTGCCCAAGCTCGTCGGCAAATTTGGTGAGGGGGATGCTTTGCATGGAGGCATAGTCCTAAGTGGGTTCTTAGGCCTAATTATTACCTCCGGAAATGCCAACGTCAATACCTACGGTATTAGTGAAATATGCACGGCGGGAATAAAATGGAAGTTATGAAAGACACCAGCAGGAAACGCGACCTTGAGTCGTGGGAGCTGGCCGAGTGCGCTGCCGTTAAGGCCGCCATCGAGGCCTTCAACGCAGGCAAACCGAGACCCGAGCGCATCACTCAGGAGCAGGCCGCCGCTCGTCTAGAAATAAGCCAGGGAGCCTTCAGTAACTATCTGAACGGCCGACTTGCTCTGAACATGGCATTTGCTGCCGGTGTTTCCAGAATCTATGGAATCCCTGTCGAGACCTTCAGCCCGCGACTTGCTTATGAGATTGCCAGGCTGACCCACGCGACAGCGGACGAAGACGCCAACAACCAGGCAGAGAAAGAGCTGGCCGAAGGGCCGTTCCAGATGTCCAACGTCATAGCTTGGGAGGCGCCCGAGGACTTGCCGGACGATCAGTTCATCATTGTCCCTCGGGTTGAAGTCCGGTTCAGTGCCGGAAGCGGGGAAATGGTGTTAGAAGAAGTACATCGCGACCAGGGGAACGCATACCGAATGGACTGGGTGCGCCGAAAGCGGCTCAACCCATGCCGACTCTACGACTTCATATTGGTGGGCGACTCAATGTGGCCCACCCTGCCGCACGGATCAAAGGTGACGCTAAATCTCGACGCCACAGAGATCATCGACGGCAAGGTGTACGGCATACGCTACGGAGATCAGCTTCGGATCAAGCGCCTATACAAGCGATTTGATGGCGGCCTCATCATTCGCTCGGACAACGCCGCCAAATATCCAGAAGAAAGCCTAAACCCCGAGCAACTTGAACACGTATCTGTCATCGGGCAGTACGTGGCGCACAGTTATGACGGCGATCTGTAGACCTGAGAGCTAACCACAAGCCCCGCACCTAGCGGGGCTTTTTATTGCCCAGAACAAAATCATCTCTGCCGATACCGCTTGGCGGCATTTCCGCGTCCTCACGAAAAATTATTACCGCAGGTATTGCAGATAATAAATTCCCCCGGTAATATTTCACCCATCGAAGCGCGACACGCTTCAGGGCCTCGAAAGGGGCCTCGGGTGAATCCCCGGAAACTCTTTAACAACTTCAGATCAGCGCGGCGGGGTCTGCTTCGGCATCCAGCGCGCTCTACAAATTCCCCGCCCCATGCCAGCTCTGGAACTGGCCGTGGCTCCACATGCAGCCACGCGAAGTTGCGCAACCGCCTCCCTGGAATACGCCAGTAGCTGACCAGGGCCTGAGACGACTCGGCATAGCGCGCAACGGAGAACGGAACATTCACTTCTGGCCATTCGCAAGAGTGGCCAGCGAGAAGACAACCGAACGGAGCAACACCATGAAGCAGAAGATCCCCAGCGTTGCCGAGCTGATCCGCGAACACAGCCAGGCGCGCTACCTGATGGCAAACGATGAACTTTTCGGCACAAAGCCGGCCGGCGACTCCTACTGGATGGCCCAGCAAGCTCGCGAGCTGATGGTCAAGCAGTACGCCTAACCCAGCCCCCGCAGCTTGGCGACAGGCTGCAGCGGGCACCAATCAGCACAAATTCGGAATTTCCGATTTTTCTAGAGGCAGCTCGAATGGGCAGCGTTTGCGAGTCCTGCGGGACAACTCACCCAAGCGATGCGGCCAGGGCAATTGGGCGATTCAACCCTGAAGGCCCGGCCGGTTATGTCGCAAGCGTTCCAGTGGCAGCAGTTCGAGCTGGCCGGGGCGAAGCAGAGCAAGACTACTGCGCGCATATGCGCACCCATCAGCACATAGGAGGATGAGATGAGCTACTACACGGTGGTTTTTCACGTCGAGGACGATCAGAAGTTTCGCATGATGCTGAGCCCGCTGCTGGAGAGCATGGCTAGCGGAGAGCCGCACATGGGCGCAGTGGTAACCGGAGCCGGCATAGGCGACAGCATGACCCGCGAAGAGCAGCTAGCTGCTCTGCTGGACGAACACGACATCGACTACAGCGACATAGCGCCATGCTAACCGGCCCCGAAGTCCTGATCCTCTGCGCCATCCTCGCAGCGCTGTACATGTGGGATTGGTGGAGAAGGAATTGGAAAGGCTAACCCCCGCCTGAACCAGCCAGGCCAGACCCCCAGGTCTGCGATAACCGTACGGCGCGCGGTGCTGGTAGCGCCATGAATTCAGATAGCGAGGCAAACACCGATGAGCAATTCCATGGTTCACACCCACCGCCTGATGAAGGCAGAAGAGGAAAGCGCCAAGGCAGCAAGAGGTTCGCAGAAGAAGCCGACGCAGGCAGATATAGCTAGCTACTACGAAACGCTTCGCACCCACGCCAAGATCGGCAACCTGTTTGCGTGCGCTGCACTGATTGCGCTGGCGGAAGGCAAATTCCTGGTCATTACGCCTCCTCAATAACGACCATCAGCTGGAGCCGATCCGGCGTCACGGAAGACAACTCCTGCCTAGCGCCTGCCGGGAATCGGTAGCAGGCCGAATGGCTCACGTAACGAGCCTGCATCGGACTGGCGTTTGGCAGGTATGAAGCCGGTCATTGGGAAGCTCTGTCGTCACTGTAGCGCTGCACACGACATCTGCCCCTTCATCCCGGTGCTCTGTGCGGATCGCAACCGCAACAGACGCCAGTCCGATGCATCGCATCACCCCTTCCATCGCCCATCCGGGCAGCCGAGGTATCCACCATGTACAGACACGAACCAGGGGTTCGGGAATACCCGTGCCCGGATGAGTCCTGCTCGCTCGAAGAAGCCATTCAGGGGCAGCTGGAGGAGATGGACGAAAAGACCGTCGCCTCCTTCATCGCCTACTGCGATGACCGGATCGACGCATTCCTCGAACACGAGGCCAACCGGCGCCGCGAACATGCCGAAGAGATCAAGCGGGAGGCAGCATGAAGACCGAAGACACCATTCGCGAGCACTTCAAGCACCTGCGGGGCGCCAGGTACGCAGCAACTGCCGATTACCACTGCAACGTGCTGTACGGCTACCTGAAAGCCTTGCGCGACACAGGCCAGATCGAAACGAGCCTTTACCTGCGGATGAATCACGCAGCCACGAAGGCATGGACGCTCAAGACGAAATTCACCGTGAGGACTGCGGCATGACCATCCAACTCAAGGAGCTGGCCGGCGCTGTCGGCATCGTCATCGTCGCCCTGTTCATCGGGGCGCTGTGCCACGTTGCGCTGATAGGGGGTGTGTGATGGATAAGCCAGTGAAGGCATTCATCGTCGAAACTGACGACCCTGAAGAATCGAACATCCAGTTTGCAACAACCAACGTAGCTGCGCGCCGGCAGGGCGCCGATGAGATCGGCACTGACTTCGAGGCAGTGTCTTGCAGGCGCCTGCCATGGGCGGATGAGTATGCCGGCAAGCCGATTCCAGCGAAGGCGTACATCGACAACGGATGGCGGGTAGGTTGCACCAACTGCGGCGATATGGTCGGTGAGGATTCGTATGGCTGGGACGATAACGAAAACGAGACGCCGCACGATCCGGTGTACCGCGGCGAGCACGTGTTCTGCTGCATGGATTGCCAGGCAACCCACGACGCCAAGGTCGCCGAGCAGAATGCGAAGTTTGCGGCCTTCGAAAAGCGCGCACGCGAGGCTCGACCAGAACTCCAGTTCACGTCGTTCCGCGGCAAATACCCGTATCGAACAATGACGGGCGAATTCATGTTTGACGGCGCGAAGTACGGCGGAAGTGTGCGAGACGAGGGCGACGGGGAGCTGAAGTGGTTCGTGGCCCAAGGCGACAAAGCCCAGTGGGACTACCTCGAGGAGTGCCGCGCACCAAAGGAGGCCGCCCATGGCTAGCCAAAGACAACGCTCGCTCCGCTATGCATGGTGGCGCGGCTTCTCAATCGCCCTTGTGGCGTTCACAGGCTGGGCTGTCGCTCACGGCCTTGCAGATCGAATCACCAACGGGGCGCCGCTATGAGCATGATCGACTGGAAAAATGCACCAGAGTGGGCCACCGGATACGGCCTGATGAGTGGAAGCTTTGGCATTGAAGAAGTGTGGTTCAACGACAAGCAGTACCTGCCACTGCAAAGCCAGGGCGGCTATGGACCATATCCATTCGGCGGGGGCATAGGCCCTCATATGCACAACGCCACCAAGAGCAAAATTGCGTTTCAGAAGCACAGGCCAGCGCCATGGTCAGGCGAAGGCCTGCCTCCGGTGGGGACGGTGTGCGAGGTGCTGAACAACACGCTAGACCGTCCAGAATGGGAACGCTGCACGATCCTGTTCATGGGCAAGTTCAAGGCGATCTACGAAAGCGAGTCATGCCATGAGCGAGTCGCGGACGTATCGGAGAGATGGATGATCAGCTTCCGCCCCCTCCGCACGCCAGAGCAGATCGCTGCCGAGGAGCGCCGAGCCGCCATCTTGGAGATGAAAGGCCATCTGTCGTTTAGCGACTACCGAGAGGCTGAGCAGCATTGCGCCGCCCTCTACGACGCCGGCTACCGCAAGGTGACCCCATGAACCGCACCCAATCCATCCCCTACGACGACACCCCCACAGGACACAGCTTCGCAGCGGCGTGGTGGACCCTTACCGGGTTCGGCGTCCTTTCCGCGACGCTCGCTTTCGGCCTCATTGGTGAGGCGGCGATCTTTTACTTCTTCGGGTAACACCAACTACTGATCAGGCTGCGCGAGACGCGGCCAGGGAGCCCATGTGTCTACAGAAACCCAACTGGCTGTCGTGCCACCGAAAGAAACCGCACTTCAGGTCTTCCAGGCTGCGAACGGGCTTGACCCGTACCTGCAGCAGATTCGCGCCGAGATCGACGCATTCGTGCCAGATGTGTCGACGAAGAAAGGCCGCGACGCCATCGCATCGATTGCCCATAAGGTCGCCCGCTCCAAGACGGCGCTGGATAACGTCGGCAAGGAACTGGTTGCCGAGCTGAAGGAGATCCCGAAGAAGATCGACGCAGAACGCAAGCGGGTGCGTGACACGCTGGACGCATGGCGTGATGAGGTGCGGGCACCGCTGAATGAGTGGGAGCAGGCCGAGGCGGGCCGGGTGGCAGGGCATGCGCGTCGGCTTGAAGAGTTGCGCACGCTAGACACCGAAGACCGCACAGCCGCAGAGATCGCGTCAGTCATCAGCCTGATTGAGGAGGTCGAGATCGGCCCGGAGTGGGAAGAGTTCGAAGCCGAAGCGCATCGCGTGAAGGCTGCCACGCTCACCACCCTGCAGCTGGCACTGACCAAGCGGCAGGCATACGAAGCCGAACAAGCCGAACTCGAACGCCTCCGCGCAGAAGCTGCCCAGCGCGAGCAGAAGGAGCGCGAGGAGCGCATCGCCCGGGATGCCGTCGAGCAAGCCCAGCGCGAAGCCGAGCAGCGCGCACAGGCCGAGCGTGACGCAGCGGCCAAGCGTGAAGCAGACGCCAAGGCCGCAGCCGAGCGCCGCGAGCTGGAACTGAAGCTGCAGGCCGAACAAGCCGAGCGCGAGAAGCTGGAAGCCCAGCAGCGTGCCGAGCAGGCCGAGCGTGATGCCGCAGAGCGCGCCGAGCGAGCAGCTGCAGCCGAACGCCAGCGCCAAGCCGACGAGCAGGCCCGCATTGAGGCTGAAGCCAAGGCGCGAGAAGCAGACATTGCGCACAAGACTGCAGTGCTTACCTCCATCAAAGAGGCATTCATGAGGGCTGGCGTCACCGAAGAACAGGCCAAGGCCATCATCAACATGATCCGCAAGGGCGAAGTGCCCAGCGTGTCGATCACCTATTGAGGCAGCCATGAACGAAGTCGCTAAAGCCCAAGTCACCGCCCTCCCGGCCCGCGTCGAAGGCCCCGCTGCAAACTCCCCGATGGGGATGATGCTGGCAGCCATTCAGCAAGGCGCCACCCTGGAGCAGGTAGAAAAAATGATGGACCTCCAGGAGCGCTGGGAGCGAACTGAAGCCAAGAAGGCATACGACGCTGCCTTTGCAAACTTCAAGGCCGAAGCGGTGCGCATCGTGAAAGGTCGCAAGGTCACGGACGGCCCGTTGAAGAACAAGAGCTATGCCGAGCTGCACGACGTGGTCGACGCGGTAACGCCAGCCCTATCGAAGCACGGCCTGTCGTCTTCGTGGAAGCTGACCCGCGACGAGAAGGACTGGATGGAAGTGACCTGCTACCTGCGCCACGTCGGTGGTCACGAAGAAAGCGTGTCGATGGGCGGCCCGCCTGATGCCGGGGGCGCTAAGAACGCCATCCAGGCGCGGGCAAGCACCAAGACCTATCTGGAACGCTACACGCTCAAGGCAATCACCGGCCTCTCCGAACAGGACGATGACAATGACGGAGCAGGCGCGTCGTCTGCGCGGGTCATCACCGGCGTTCAACTAATGCGGCTGCAGGGAATCGTTTCGCAATGTAGCGAGGCGGTCATTGAGAAGTTCGGGAAGGACTGGCCGGACCCGTCCCAAATCCCGGCAGGCCAGTTTGACGGCATCGTATCTTCGCTTGAGCGAGCCGCCGCACGACACAAGCAGCGCATGGCAGACGGCATGGGAGGTGAACATGCAGATAATCCGTGACGTAGAACAGGGGTCAGCCGACTGGCTGGCTCTGCGCCTGGGTATCGTGACCTGCTCCGAACTGGATTGCCTGCTGGTCAACGGCAAGGGCGAGGCCGGCTTCGGGTCCGGCGCCTTCACCTACATGGATACGCTGATTGGCGAGCGGATCACTGGCGAGGCCGCAGACCCGTTCAGCGGTAACCGCCACACCGAACGAGGGCATGAGCTGGAAGCCGTGGCCCGCGGCCTGTACGAGTCGCGCGAAGAGGTCGCCACGGAACAGGTGGCCATCATCCTGAATCACGGCATCGGCTACTCGCCGGACTCGCTGGTCGGTGCCAGCGGCCTCACCGAGATCAAGACCAAGCTGCCGAAGTTTCAGGTCGGCGTCATCCTGGCCGGCGAGATTCCGAAGGAGCACGTCGCGCAGTGCCAAGGCGGCCTGTGGGTATCGGATCGGGAGTGGATCGACTTCGTGTCCTACTGGCCGGGAATGCCCCTGTTCGTCAAGCGCGCATACCGCGACGAGGCGCTGATTCGCAAGATTAGCGAGCGCGTTTCCACCTTCTACGAGCTGCTCGAAGAGCGCATGAATCGGGTCATGGGCATTGCCGCCTAACCCAACAACCAAGGAGCCGACATGGCACAGCTATTTGGACTGGCCCGACTGGGCCGCGATGCAGAAGTTCGATTCACACAGGCTGGAAAGCCCGTGGCCACCCTAGCGCTGGCGTTCGATTACGGGAGGAAGGAGAACGGTAAGCGCCCGTCTCAGTGGGTAGACGCAGCGCTTTGGGGTGATCGAGCCGAAGCCCTGGCGCCTTACCTCCTCAAAGGCCAGCAGTTGAGCGTGACGGTCGATGACGTGCACATCGAAACCTTCCCGAAGAATGACGGAACGCAGGGCCACAAGCTGACCGGGCGCGTATCAAGCATCGAGTTCGCAGGAAGCGCGCCACAGCAGAACGGACAGAGCCAGCAGCCCGCGCAATCGGCGCCACGGCAACAAGCTCAGCCACAGCAGCCCGCCGCACGCCAACAACCGGCGCCTGACTACGACAGCTTCGACGACGACATTCCCTTCTGAATCAGTGACTTAGGGCGCCCAGCGCGCCCTCCTCCCCGGTACACACCCATGCTCATAGACAACCATGCCATAGCGCAGGGCGAGGCTCTGCGCGCGCAAATCGCCGCCAAGGTGGCGGTATGGGAGGCCACGAACGGCCCCGTACAAACTCTGCCGATCCGCACCGACGACAAGCGCGTGCCGTATCGCATCAGCTGCCCGGAGAAGAAGCAGGCGGCGCGAGCCAAGGCTGTAGCGACCAGAAAGGCGCGATCGGTGGCTGCATGAGCAGGACATTGAAAGGCCGACTGGTCCGGCGCGAGATAAACGGCGTCAGCGAAAAGCTATGCGGCGGATGCAATAAGTGGAAGCCGCTGGACGATGAGCACTTCCAGTTCATCAAGACGACTGGCGTCTGGCAGTGCTACTGCCGTCCGTGCCTTTACGCGAAGGCCGTAGCGCGGGCTCAGGCCCGCAGGAAGGCAGCATGAACAGAGCCGAATACCTAAGCCGCGCTTATGAGTTCGCGCCGCGTGGCGAGCAGTTACCGCACGCCAGGCTGAACGCTGAGCTAGTCCGCGAGATCCGCACCAATCGCCGCGGCCTAACCGCCCGCCAGTGGGCTGAACAGCTTGGCGTCCATCAGCGAACCATCGACAAAGTGCGCGACTACCGCAGCTGGCGGCACGTCGCCTAGGAGGAGAGATGACTTGCGCAAGCCCACTGGCCGGCAGGCGCCGCACGGAATACCGGCACTGGACGCCGGCAGAGGACGCAACACTGGAAGAGCTGTACGCGACCAAGCCAATCACCGAGATAGCAGTCCTGATGGGGCGCGGCACCGGCTCGATTCACAACCGCGTGTCGAAACTCGGACTGACGCGACCGGATGAGTTCAAGGAAATCACCAGCTGCGGAAGATTCAAGCCTGGCCACCAGACTTGGAATGCAGGCCGCAAGGGCTGGCAGGCAGGAGGCCGCGCCAAGGACACGCAGTTCAAGCTGGGCCATCGCCCATCGAACACCTGGCGTCCCATCGGAGCTGAGCGCACCGACAAGGGAGGAATCCTCTATCGCAAGGTGGCTGACACCGGTAACAAGCGAACTGATTGGCGCCCGGTCCACGTGATGTTGTGGGAAGAGCACAACGGCCCCGTGCCGGCTGGGCATTTCCTCATCTTCAAGGACAGGAACCCCTCCAACATCGCCATCGACAACCTAGAACTGGTCACCCGTGCAGAGAACATGCGCCGCAACTCAATCGACCGCTATCCGCCCGAGTATCGCCAGGCAGCCATAACGCTTGGCTGGTTCAAGCGGAAGCTCAACAAACTGGAGCAGCACCATGAACAACCTCAGTGATCTGCGCGCCATCCTCGGCAAGACGATGGAGGGCGTGCTAGCCGGCACCTACTCGATTGAACAAGCAAAGGCTGTTGCCCAGGTCGCGGCCGAAGTGAACGCCACGGCGCGCCTTGAGGTGGACATGGCCCGCGCCACCGATGGCGACTTCCGAGGCTCGGGCTTCATTGACGTCGAGCCCCGCATTGCGCCGCGTGAGCCACTGCGGAGGATTGCTACGTGACTGATCGCGCCTACACCATCACCGTAACCGAGCGCCAGGCCGCCGAGCTGCAGGAGGCCTGCGAGCTACTGGCGCGAATCAAGATCGGCCAGATCGACCACGCCATCGAGCGGCTGCCGGGTTTCTACGAACAGCGCGATTGGGAGCGGGTCCACGCCACACGGCACGAAATCCAGCGCCTTGCCAACACGCTGATGCCGGAAGCCACGAAGCGCCGAGAGGATGGCGTTGCGTGGGACTTGTATCAGGTCATTCGGCACCGGCTGTCATGGGATCGCGCGCACGACCAGGGCGTCATCCAACCCGGCGAGCCGCGCAAATGGCCCGAGATGATGGGCGTCTGCTACGACGAGCCGCTGGCCATGAGTGGGCTGCCCCTGGCCACAATCAAGGAGATAGAGCAATGAACGACACACTGAAAGTAGCCGGCCGAATCGGCGCTGAGCTGGGGGCTGCGAAGGCTGAGGTGGAGCGGCTGCGCGGCGAGATCGCGCGAGCAGTTCGAGAATTTGACGAGTGCGATGCCTTCAATGCAGAGGGACGCGCGGTTGAGCTTATGGAAGAGCTGCGCGCAGCCCTATCCCAGCAGCCCGAGCCCACCGACACCTACACCGCCGTCGACATGGCCACAGCCGCAGCGCATGGGTTCAGGGATGGGCAGGCGGCAGTAGAGCCAGCCCCGGCGCAGGATGAGCGGGAGTGCGTAACTGGCGGCACTGTTTCTGAGCTGCTAGCCGCGATAATGCACTTCGGCAGCGAAAAGTGGGCGGAAGGACGCGGCGCTGCCGACCCCGAGCTGGCGAATGTTCGGGCCGCGTGGGATTCGGTCTATTCCCTTGTTCAAGACCTTGCCACCCGCCCCGCGCAGACCGAGCAGCAGCCGGTGGCTGTGCCGGAGGGCTGGAAGCTGGTTCCTGTTCAACCTACAGCAGAAATGCTGGCGGCCGTCACAACCTCAACCTTTGAGCCTCTGCGCCAGGAAGCCATGAAGATGGCGCGGGAGGATTATCAGGCCATGCTCTACGCCGCCCCCATCGCGCAGACCGAGCAGCAGCCTGCTTACGTTGAGTGCCGCGAGTGCACCGACTGCGGTCATGTCGGCATCAACGACGCTCACCCGAAAGACGCGACGTGCGCGATGTGTGACTGGAGCGGGCCAAGCCCGGTCGAGGATCAGTGCCCTGACTGCGGCAAAGAGAACGCGATGGGAGCAGCCTGCCCTAAATGCAGCGGCCGCTATCGGATTCTGGCCGAGACACACGTTGCCGCCCCCATCGCGCAGACCGCCCCGCAGGGCACGACCAGTGACACACTCATCAAGAGCGCCAAAGCGCTGCTTGCACTAGATGAAAAGGGATCACTCGCACCGCACGGTATCGGTGGGCTGGCGCGCGAGGTGATCGAGAAGTTGATTGCGCGGGTAGAGCAGACCGCCCCGCAAGGCAAGTTCCGCATGGGCGACCTCGTGAAGAAGTCCACCGGCAGCGAGTGGGTTGGCCGCGTGGTTGGCTGGTACTCCACCGAACAGACGCCAGAGGGCTACGCAGTCGAGAGCGCTGCGCATAAAGGCAGCGTGCAGATTTACCCGGCTAAGGCGCTGGAGGCAGTGGAATGAATAAGGTATTGGTTGATCGGGGGCTGCTGGAGTTGCTGCGAAACTTCACCTACCTGCATGACGACGGATGCGCCGGCGCCCTTCGTGGAAACATCGACAAAGCGCTAGCCGCCCAGCCCGCAGAGGCTGAAGGGGTGGACTTCGGATTCGATGATCGCTCCGTAAAGGTCAGCCAGGAGGCATACAGCATCTTCCTGGCCAGAGAACGTCACCACCTCGCCGCCCTGTCTGCCGTGACCGCCGAGAACGATGACCTCCGAGCTCAGTGCGGCGGCATGCAGATGGAGATCGACGAGCTGACCGCCGAGCGGGATAGGCTGCGGGACCAGGTAAAGGCTCTGCAATCGGATGCCAACAGCTGGCAGTCTGGCTACGACAAGGGCCGGCGCGACGGCACCAAGCATCGGCAGAGCGAGGTCGACCAGCTCCGCGCCGAGGTCGAGGCGATGCGCAAGGACAAGGCTCGCCTCGATGCAATCGAGCAAGAGTGCTGGGATGTGCGCTTCCTGAGCACGCCGAATGGTGATGCTGGGGATAGCAGCGTCAGCATCGAGATCGTCGGCCACTTCATGGCCGAACCGTGCGAGCGCGTGGTCGGCGAGAACTACAACGAGAACCTGCGCGCCGCGCTAGACCAGGCGATGACTGCCGACGCATACCCACCAGCGCGGCCTGAGTATGACGAGCGCGGTCGTCCGGTGCGCGCCGCCATGGCTGCGAAGGAGGCGTGAATGGGTCGTCTAGAGCTACTGGCTCGCCGATTCAAGCAGCGCTTCCGCGGCGCAACCTACTGCACCATCGAAAACCGCAGCACACATCAGTTCTCCGTCACCGGCCGCCAGTCATTCATGGTTCTGCTCCGCTGCGAGAAGTGCGGCCAGCTGGCCACATGGGACCTGATCACAGGCTTGACGGCCTAACCCCCTAACCCCACCCAAACACACAGCCTGCCGGCGAGAGTCGGCGGGGAGGATTTGCACATGCGCGAAATCTGGTACGACCTCGACATGCTGACCGAGCCGAAAATCAGCGCTGCAGTCATCGTGAAAGAGACAAAGGAGACAGTCACCGTCGAGACGAAAGATGCTCGCGGCCACTTGCGCCAGGCGAGGGCGAAAAAGCGGTCCGACTGGCACTCCTACTTCAAAACATTCGGTGAAGCACAAGAGGCGGCGCTTGCAAGAGTAGCGAACCGGCTTCGGTCGGCGCAGGCAGAAGTCAAGCGGCATGAAGACCGGATGGCAGCAGTGCGCGCCTGGAAAGACCCGATCGCCTAACCCAACACGCAGCAGGAGATAGACATGCACACAGAACAGGCGATAGCGGAGTTCGAGGCGTGGTGGATTCGTCAGCCGTTCCACGAGCAGTTCGAGGACGTGAAGGACCAGATGCGGAATGTGTGGCTGGCGTCGCGGCGGGAGTTGGTGATTGAGCTGCCGGAGGAGCGGCAGGAGGACGGATTGCTAGACAAGCACGACATCCA